GGTTCGCAAGGGACTGCGCTACCAGGGTGGTAGCGATTGTCGTAGGCTCGGCGGACTCAATATCAAACCCCTGGCCATACATTTTCTTCCCTAGCTTATCGAGTTTCTTTTTATCACCAGCCATAGTAAACCAACCTTCGCCAGTGAGATATCCTGCTGGATCCTTCACAACATCATACAAAGTTTTGAACTCTTCAGGCTGAAGATCACCGAAAGCATTTATTTCACTTCCAGCGAGAGAATACTCTTGTGTGCCGGCTGGATCTTTACTTGCGTACAAATTCCTGAGGGTCAGATCCTTTTTGTACTTCTCCATGTTCTGCCAGAGTGCCATGGCTTTTTTAGATTTTTCTATCGCACCCTGGTCCCCTGAACGGATCGCCTCATCAGTGAGACGACCGACCAACTGCATCGGGCTGGACACCTCAGAGAACATAGTAGCGACCGCGTGGGAATCCTTGCCCTGCTCGAAGAGTTGCGCCGCTATTTCAGGATCCTTGAAGACACCCTCTCCGGTCTCACGCACACGCTGGCCAAGAGTTGCAGCAGCCTTGCGCTCCTTGGCTGCACCAAAACCTTGGCCCATCATCGCCAAGCCCTGCATCAAAGCATCTATGTTGGCCATGACTCCCCCTTACCCCCACCATCCTGCTTGTGCGCCTGCCCCCGCCACGCCTGCCCCGACTGCGCCGGCCTGTACCATCCTGTCAAACGCACTCGGTGTCTCTGTGCGCGTAGTCGTCGGCTGGGCCATCCTCTCCTGGAGCCCCATCTGCTGCTGTGGCTGGATCTGGCCAGCCGCAATGCCGATCCTCCGGGCAGGCATCTCGAACTTCACCTGCTCACGTAGCTGGATGGGCTCTGAGGCCATGCGCGCTGCCTGGGCTGGAAACTCTGTGCCCCAGTACCCACGCTGGATGTTCTCGAGCTCTCCTGCCTGCACGCCTGCCATCCCCCGCTGCTCGGCTATTGCCGATCTCTGCGCGAACTGCTGTGGCACATACTCCGCGCCGGCCCGCGCTACCTCCTCGGCCCCGGCCCCAGTTCTCTCTGTTGCGCCAAGCCTGCCGCGGGATACTTCCTCAAGGCCAGCTCCGGTCCTCTCTGCGAGGCCGGTACGCGCCTGTGCCTCCTGAGCGCCAAGGGTCGTCTCCATCTTGGATCGCTGCTCCAACATCTGGTCATGGAGTTCACGCACGAAGGCTGGGTCCGTCGGGGCCCGGCCAAGCTGTGCCGCCCTCTCCGACATGTTCTTGCGGAGATCCTTGTTGACGTCCTTGAGCCCAAGCTCACCCAACTGCCGGTTCATGGCTATGCTGTTCTCCAGGGCATCGCTGATCGATCCCCCGGTCTGCTTGACGGTCGATCCCATCTCGTCGAGAGCGTCCATCATGCTCAGGCCGGTCTGCTCGATCTTCTGCCCCCAGTCACCCAGGGCCTTCTTGTAGGTAGATCCGCCGGTCTTCACGAGGCTGTCCATCTCGTCGAGGGCCTTCATCATGGGCTCGCGCACGCGGCCCACGGTCTCGTTGATATACTTCTCGGTCTCCGGGGATAGATCCATATCTCCCGACAATACGCGCCGGTAGTTATCGATCGCCAACTGGAAGAATTCCTCGTTCTGCTTCTCGAAAGGATCCTGGTACTCACCCAGCTCATACTCCTGGTAGACTGCACCCGGTTCTGTTGCCTGTCCTCGCTCGGAAAATTTCTGACTACGACGGGCTGCAGCATCAGCTTGCCGACGGAAAGCATCCTCAGATTGCTGACGGGCTGCATCCGGGACTTTCTGCTGGCTGTTTTCCTTTGGCCTGTACGGCGACCTCATCCCAGCCGCATCCCCTCCTATGACCCCGCCTTGCCTCTGGAGCCAGTCTCCTCTGGTCTGTCCGCCTGGTATCATGTTACCCCCCTGCTCTCTTGGCCCACGTACTTCCCGGCGCTGCCCCTCCCGACCTGAAACCTGCGTCCGGAGGACCTGCCGGTTGCTCCTCTTGTCCCGGAGCACCGAGCTCACCAGCCACGAACTTCTTCTGCCTCTCCGGGTCACTGTACCCGATGAACTTCCCCCCACCTTCCGGGCGCGTCACCTCAAAACCCGCCAGGCCCATCAGCTCAGGCACGATCGCATTGAAGAACATGTTGCGATACGCCAACTCCTCTGGTGCCGGCGCTGGAAGCTCAGTCTTCTGCTCTGTCTCGGAAGAACACAGGCTAGGCATCTTTCACCTCCTTGAATCTCTCGTACAATGGCATCAGTCGCTCATCCTCAGGCCCCTCGAGTTCAACCCCGTTGTGGATATCGAGTGCCTTCTCATGGAGCTCATCCTCTTTGGTGTGCCAATCGTAGTAAATATCCTTGTCAAAACACGTAAGTGCAACATAATTCCTGCGACACTGGATGAAGTCCTCGAATCGCCCGCTCAGTATATCCTCACAATCGTTACGAATCAAGCCTACGTTTTGGCACGCTTGAATCCATGCCCAGTTCTCATGGGTGTCAAAAGATTTATCGACATAGCATAGACAGGAAAAGCCTATGCTCGCTCGATATCCCCTGATTTTCCAAACCTCAAGCTCATCATCAACCGTCCGCTGTCCAGGGACAAAATTGAGGTCGGCCCCCTCCCCCCTGAGGAGCACCGAATAGAGCTCAGTCACCCTCACATATAGGCCTGGGCACCGGTCTGCCGCCAGGGCTGCGTTATGCAGCTTGTGGAGGAGATACAGCGTACCCTCGGGGCGCACCCTCCGATCGATGATGTCGTCCGCCACCGTGATCGCTTCGTCGAACTCGGACAGGAACCTCATGACATCAGGGCTCTTCTCCTCAATGAGATCACAAAAAAAGTTGTCGTAGGCGTTCTTCTCCATGCTCACACCTTCCCGATTATATTCCAGCGTGATACTCCGTCAGACCTCAGGGTAAAAGAACTATTCTCCTCCATGAGGACAATGGACGGATACCCATCGATCGTGTCAGCCCCGGCCCTCGCTATCGTCCAGTCGTTCGTGGCGTCCATGAGCTTGAAAATATATGTCAACCCCGGATTCCCAAGCGCCGCTGGCAATGTGCTGGTGACCGCTCCTGCGCTCGTATCTCCTGTCAGGAGTCCAGCATCAGCGGCCGTCAAAGCGCCGGTAGTTGTGACTGACGCCACTGCCTCGACCGGATCCCTGCTGTACCACCTGATGAGCTGGTCAAACTCTATGTCCAGTTGCGTGCCATGTGTGTTTACTCTGCCAGCCATAATTGATCTCTATCGGAATAAAGGCAACGGGCTAGTTAGCAATTTATAGATTTCACCATCGCCCCCTGGGTAGCCGTTAGTATGACCGCCTGCGCCGCTATTGCCACCTGCGCCAAAGGAACCACCGCCCCCTCCTGCGGTGCCGACACCGGCCGCGGGTGCTCCACCGAGACCCCCGTTCACCTTGATTGCGACAGCATCATCCCCTGTAATTTTCGGGGCCATCAATATCACAGCACCACCACCACCGCCGCCGGCACCATAATAGACGGCCGATCCAGCAGCACCAAGGCCACCGTAGGCGGCAATATGGGGAATGTCGATAGGGTTAGGGGCCTGCAATGTAAACTCGATACCCTGCCCGGATATCAGGACAACCAATCCTCCACCTCCACCTCCAGCCGGAGCCAATATCCCGGTGCCGCCCGTAGCACCGATCTGTGGGCCTGGGGCAGGATCCATGTCTAGCGTTATCTTGCCGCCCACCAGCAATACTAACCGCTGCCGACCTGGCCCAAGGCTTACTGGTCCCGATACGTACCCCGACCATCCTGATTCACCCCAGCCTGACCAGAAATCCTGGCCCGTCACAGTCTCAATTCTGTCCGCAGCAACCCCGCAAGCCGCACCACCTGCTCCTCCAGCTCCGGCAGCCTGCCCGTTGGCCGCGCTCCCCCAGGCCGTAACCCCAGGATCACCCTCTCCGTCTACTTGAATCCTCCCAGTTACGATTAAGTCATTCTGGACCTTAATCGTCGTACCGTACGAGGTGCCCGTGTCTAATGTTATTACCCCGGTGATATTCCAGGAAGTATAATTGTACGCGTTGTTCGCCAGATTGCCTGCTGCCGGGCCTGCGCCGTCGGCTCCATTGCCAAATATATTCACTCCGTTGAAGGGATGCAACATCACCATGATGTCTCCAGCGAGATCAATCTAAAGTCATTGGCATCAACGTTGGTTCTGACTATCTTGCCTGTAATGACATCCCCTGCCGCCACCAATACGCCGCCCATCTTCCCATCCGCATCCGTAATCTCAAGTGTTTCGTCGTAAACCTTTTCATCGGCCGCGCCCGACGTTATGGTTTGCGCAAGATCAGTGTGGACAGGAATGTTAATATCGATAACATCTCCCTCATCCAGCAGTCCAAAGTAGCAATTAAACGTATACGCCACATCAGTTCCAGCAGAAGAAAGGCCCAGCCTCAACTTGATCTGATCCCTGGGCGTCGCTCTGTACGTTTTCGGGATCTCAACTTTGAAGCAAATGAGCTTGTCCTTCGCAAAATCTAAAGTCTGGACATAGTAATTAACACCGCCTATGGCCAGGGTGTAAACGCCCAGGGCCGGCTCGGTGCCAGCGTCCCCATAAAACACATTCGTTATCGGTGTCCTGGTGAAAACAGTGGTCAGGGTTCCCTGATAGGCCGTCGCAGCTCCATTGTTGTTGTACGCATAAGTATCACCATGCGTATCCCTGCCAATCTGGGCAAGGTTCTTGTTGTTAATTAAAGCCCAGCTCTCCAGGGGGCTTCTTATGTTGTCCCAATTCCCTGGTATCACCGTGGTTTTGTTGTACCAATTCTTTTCCAACTTCAATATAGGTATTGCCATGGTCGCCTCATATCTTTTCAATAAGGATCACTATCTCGCCGTTGGCCTCAGACGCAGCCACGATGTTCGTCGCCACGTCAGTCGTGGTATCGTTTCTTTTCTGTAGCTTGACATTCTTATCTCCAGCTACAGTCCAGTTCAGGATATACATCAACGTAACCAGATTTTCTACCTCACAACTCCCGCCCCCCGGTGCCGGCAACAGACAACCTGACGCCTGTATCGCGCTGGCATCCGATCCATCGGTTAGCCTGAACCTCGAGAACAACTGCCCCAAAGTAGTCGCGGTGAAAGTGTATTTGTGGGTGAATTGACATGTCACCTTATAATGACCAACCGCATCTGGGGTAAAATCCGCCGAAGCATTTATGGTATCAACGTCTACCCAGTCAACATCGGCGCTCGTTCCGATGGTTATATCCCCACCGTTGTACTTGGTGGTTTGGTTCTGCTTGTCGAACAAAGTTCCGTTCGCGTTCCAGGTAGACTTCACCCCGTCGTCGGTGAAGTCAAAGACGCCATCCGGGTAGGCATCTCGCGTGAGCTGCAAGAGATTATTGACAACCTTCGTATTGATATAGCTCTCACACGAACTGCCGCCAGTCTCGTCCAGGGCATCCTTGAGCTGTTGCTCGGTTAGTATCTTGCCGTCTTCGTAGTCCTGGGTAACATCTAACGCTGCTATCACGATAGCCATTATGCCTCCTCCAGCGATAACGGGCCAAGCTCGTCATCGTCATAAGTTCCTTTTAAGGTGTATCCAAAAAATTCAAATTCATCATCTATGCTTTCTGCTTTCTGTCTGATCTTGTACTTAAACGCAGTCCCTAGTCCTTTCAGGGGAAGCGTTACCCTCTGCCAGGCTCTACCTTTGCCAATCAAGCCTTCACCTATGATTGCGTCCCCTATCAACGCACCGCCCTCAAGCGCGGCCTCCAGAGTTTCAATCTCAACTCCATCTAGTTCATAAGTAAACAGCAACTTTGAATGCCCGAGCTTCGGACCATAGTAAAGTACAAACTCAGTGAACTCATGCAATATCCATGGGGCCTTCGGTATAATCACATTCGACTCAAACTCTGCATCGTACTTCTGCCCAAAGTCACCCATCGTTGCCCATGTCACCGCACCTAACAAGTTAGTCGTATTGAGCCGCATGAGTTTTCTAAACTTCCGCGTATCATGCGCCCTGAATATGGCCCCTGATGGCCAGTTCCTTCTTATCGTCCACTCTTTCAACTCCAAATTGTATATCAATAACTGGTGATTATAATCAGTATCCTTGTTCCGACATAGCAAATAATACGAGTTCTCGGTTGGGATATACTCTCCCCAAAAATACTCTGCCTTCGATACATCCACATTCTCAGACCACCATGACGGAGATCCCTGTAGGTTGGCTGACAGAAAAGCTGCCTCTGTGTCACCGTATTTATCGGTCGCGGCCAGGGAATGAACCCCCCGCTCTGAGACATAGATAACGTCGTTCGGCACCGCCGCCACCGTGTTATGCTCTATGCACCCGTGCGATGCGTCCATCGGTCTATAGCCGTAGGGGTAGGTAGCGTCAGCAGTATAGTAAACGATATACAAACTGTTGCGCTTTGAAACCACCATGTAGTCACGCCACTGAGGGAAGAGCGCCGTGATGCCGATCGGATCTTCGTCGCCACCGCCGGCACCTGCATCAATGTCCAGATAGTTTGTATAGCCGCTCTCGGGATCGTCGACATTTGTGCAACGATACAGCCTGTGCGGAGCCGCAGGATTCCCTGCCAGAAATGTTCTCCTCCTGAATTTCTGTCCGTATTTAGATACCGGAGGAGTGCCGCCCAGAACTACAATGTCTCCGGCCATCGTATATTTATACGGCACAGAACCTTCAACGAACAACATCATCAGTCCAACATACGCCAGACCACTCATATATGCATCGCTACCGAAGACGGCTGCGCCCGTTATGTCAACAAATTGACCGTCTGCCCCGTCAGCATAGAGCCTTCCAGCTCCGCCGACGATGATGCTCTGCTTCTGCACCGATGCGGTCGTCCGCCAGAAATCTATCCCAAACCTGGGAGAGGTCAAGGCCTCGAGCCCACCTACGTTATATTTTATCGTTCCAGGAGCCTTACGCTTGGAACCAGACAGGGCCAAAACGATATTGTCACAATCTCCTATGGACGCATGATCGGCTATGCCCGGAATGGAATTCTTGTCCAACCCCTTCCAGGCAGGATATGAATGTACCATGAATTCTTTTTCTGCCATTACCAGATCCTATCCCATCGCTCATCCCATGCGTAATTGTCCACATCGTCAATGCAAGCCCCGCGGAAATAATCCGGGGGACGCAATATCGGCAAGTCAAATACATCGTCATGCTTCCTGCGGAGTGCCTCCTCTTGCCTCTGGTATGCAGCTTCAAACTTGTCACGCTTCACCGTGTTATTGATATCGCCGAAGAATTCGGCAAGGCCACCATCGACAAGCATGTAGTTATACGTCTCCGGGAGAACGGGCTGGTCAGCGTTGGCCGTCATCTCGCGGATTATTCTCGTATAGACAACATGCAGAATATATTCGGCCTGAGGGATCGTGGGATATACGACAAGATTCTCGCTGTTTTCCTTCGCGCCGGCCAAGAAGTCATGCCCGAGGAGAAAGACACCAAGAGGAACGCCGCCATACGCAACCCTGCCCGACCGAGTATACTTCCGCGCATACCCGCTGCACTTGGGACTGTGTGCAATGAGCTTCGTGAGCTCCCTGGGGCCAATAGGATCTATGCAGCGATGATACTTGTCGTGCCATATATCGTCGATCTCCTCGCAGTCCGGCCACAGACCAAACTCCCCCTGCCAGATCCAATACTGTGTATCTGCAACCGTCGTGCCGATATACTGCGCCGACAGGATGATTTTATTGTTGGTCTCGTCCGTGGCTACGATTCGATAAACTTCGCTGGTCCCGGTGAGGCTGAAAAACCTGCCCTTGAAGTTGTCCGAAACCGCTGCTATACCGCCAAAGGTGACCTCCCTCGATCCGTTGGTGACGGTGCATGTCCCGGCCTCGTACTTCGCCGGCACGTAGAGATCCCTGGGTGTCCTGAGAAACCACCACTTCCTTTGGTTCATCAGACTGACGTATCGCTTATTAACGCCAGCCTTTATCATGTTGACGTAGGTGGTCTGAGCTTCAGATATTCTGGATTTGGCCAGGCAACCACTCGGCCCGTAGATTATATCGTAGAAGGTCTTCATGCGATGCCCTCATAGATCATTCCGCGCTCAAGACCGACATGGGTTTTATGCCGAGCAATACGTCGAGCTTGTTATTCATCAACCTGAAATCGACACGGTTTTCGGTTCGCATTGTCTCCAGCGAACCCTCGATAAGCTCGCCTTCCTCCCGTGAATACGACTTCTCGTCCCCGCGTATTATCTTATCATCCAGCCGAGCGTATATACCAGCCCCGCCGCCAGCCGTGGACAACATCAGGGCGGTAAACAGGATATAGTTTCTCAGTGATCCGTTGAGCCATTTTTGACATTTCTCTCCGCTCATTTTAATCCCTTACTGCCGCACACAACAAAACAAAGGGTAGTCCTATTGCCGATCCAACATAGCAACTCAACAGGTCGCTTCGACAATCTATCGCTTTCGCTCCCTTCGCCCACAAGTCCTTGATCGGATGCCGGTCGTGTATGAATTCCCGATACAATGGGACGCCTGCCGGGATGAGCAGTCCGATCAATCCCCATCGCTTGAACAAACAGATTGTCAAAAATACCGGCAATATGGCAATAATGCCTATGAACAGATGCACCCACATCTGACCCCACGGGTGGAGTTTCTTCGGATCGTTTGTCTCCGCGCCCCAATTACCAGTGGGGTAAAGCCAGTGAAGAAGTTTTTCTATGTAAGTTGTCATAACAACTTCCCAGGTTACATTTTATAATGTAACCATACGCCATCTTTCCCAGGAATATGATCGCCTGCGCCAGTGAAACTGCTGCAATATAACACCCCGCCCGCTGTGTAGACCTGTGCATATGCGCTGCCCGCGATGGTTCTCCACCCACCTGCGATGTCCGTTCCGTTATTATATATAGTACGGTCAAATCCTGTCATAGCGGTCGAGGTCGCCACGTACGGAAGGTGAAGGTTTACAGCAACAGCAGTCGCATCTGCCGCTGAACGAGTACCGCAAGCAAAACGTACGGTAACATTTCTGCCATTTACCCAATAAGACATTGAAGAACCTTCAAACGCGAGAGTCGTAGCGGCAACCGCACCCTCTGAAAGAAAGTTTAGCGTGGCACCGTTTTGCAATTTAACGCCTGTCCACTTAGTAGCATAAGTTTTTTGAATCCTATCATCGCCGATGCCGTCCGTGTTGCCGAGCGTCTGCGTAACGTAAGCGTCAACAGTCGCCGTCGTATCGAACTGCACTCGCGTCGCACCAATCATACGACACGGCTTACCGGCCTTGCCTGCATCGTCAGACCATGCACCGAATATGGAATCTTGTGTATCGTTAGCAGCGGCAGCATCCTTGTCGTGAATGTAAGTCACGCCAGGAGTTACTGTTAAATCAGCAACGAGCGAAACAAACCATCCTACGTTAGCCTTCGCATTATCCTCGTTGACGAGATAATGAAACAGCGGCCTGTCCTCGGCCCAATCCACCGTTTCAGTCAGGCCGAAACCAATATCCGTCATATTAGACGCGCCAGCTGTGCCGCCGTCTGTGTAGGTGTAGGTGTTAGCTGAAATATCGAGAACAACATCTGCTCCACCAGTAGTCGAAGGAAGTTTCACTTTGCACGGAGCCTTACAGCCAAGCGTTATCGTACCACCAGCCTCCGTGATATACATCCGGCCTTCATCTATCGCGTCGGCATGAGCCACCCCGGCCCACAGGAGGGGGATCGACAGCGCGATGACCACTAAACCCTTAATCCTTTTCCAGATTTTCATATCCATCTCCTAGTTCGCAAACCACGTTGCGCCAGCACAATAAACCTCTGCACGACCGTTGTCTGCATTGATGACGTAGGTCAGGACCCCGTTGATTGTCGTCCCGCCTTCGGGGTCGATCGTGAGGTTGAACGTGCCAGCCGCGCCCGCCTCGTCCGAAACGATATAGACACGGCCCGCATCGCAAAGGGCATCGGTGAGCGTAATGATGCGAGCAGCCGATATAGCCGTGTAGGCAATGATGTAGTCGGCCTCCAGGGCTTCGTATGCCGCATCGTTGACGGCGGTGCGGTTGCGCACAACCCCGCCGGTGAATGTAGTCCTGCCTGTCCCGGAGAGATTCTCGTCGCCAAACGATATATCACCACCACCCGCTGCTATCACAAGGTCGCCGTCGTCATTAGCGATCGACTGAATCGTTACGACACCCGCTGCGGTTGATACGTCAAAATAATCGTCGCTATCGTTGGACGGCTTTAACTGGATCGCGCCCTCGTTATTGACGAGATACGCAGGACCGCCATCGTCCTTCACCATCCCAAGGTAGTTGTTGTCTGCATCAATGAGATAGAAAACCGGGGAATCACCTACGCCATCGTCTATGTTGACTGTATTCTGGAACGTGACAGCAGTGGCCGTGGTGGCACCGCGGCCCGTCACCGCTGCCAACGTATCAGCTTCGGTGGCGTTCAGCGTACCACCGGCGATCGAAAGCAACGTACCGTCTAGGTCATTAACCGCCGTTGTGTCCATCGCTACGATACCGTCAGCGTCCTGAAATGTGATGGTCTTGTCAACCAGGGTCGGATCGGTGACCGAAAACGTGGTTTGATAAGCGTCATCGGTCGCGCCCTCAAAACTGATCTCAGCATCGAGAAATAGCTTCTGCCAATAGAGTGCCTCCGTACCGAGATCGTCGGTCGATGCCGCATCCGAAACAAGCGATTCGCTGATTGCCACCACCGCCAGGTTATCCAACGCCTTCGTAGCTGACAATGGGTCAGCTTCCGTGACGTTCAATGTATTCGCCGCGACTGAAAGAGCAGTACCCTCAAGGTCCGTTACCCTGTTGACGTTGGCGACTACATAGCCTGTGAACTGCGGCATCGTCAGCGTCTTGTCAGGCGTGGTCGCATCCTCCGCTGTGAGAATAACTTCAAAATCGTCAGGAGTGGCACCCTCAAACCAAAGACTGTTGCCAGTCCCAGCCGCCGTAAAACACGCTCCGGTGTCGCAATCTCCGACATCCGTTATGTCACCCGCACCAGCCGGGGTAGCCCATGACAGGTTGCCAGCACCATCGTCGGACAAGTATTGCGCCCCGGTTGCGTATGCGGCCGGCAACAGGTAGTCGGTGGTTTCCGTCATAGTCACGTGAGGCGCGAAGCTCGCAGTATAATCTGTCACGCCCTGCTCGGAATAAATCGTCAGCTTGCCATCAGCCCCGTCTGCACCAGTCGTTATATCGCCTATCTGAAGCGTGCCTGTGCCTGACAGGTTGTCATCGCTGAATGATATATCCCCACCGCCAGCCGCGATAACCAGGTCGCCATCGTCGGTGGCAAGAGTTTCAAAAGTAACAACACCGGCCGCCGTACTGATTGAAATGTGATCGTCTGTATCACCCGAAGACTGAATATAAATCGCGCCCTCGTTGTTAACCATTTGCGACTCACCGGCATCATTCTTGACAAAAGCAAGATAATTATTATCCTCATCGGTTAAATAAAGAATCGGAGAATTCACCACGCCATCATCAACATTAACATTGCCAGCCGCGACTATAGCGTATGTGCCATCGGCTATCGTGACGCTATCGCCGCCACCGCTGAAATATCCAGCGTATGAAGCGCCGAAGCCTGTATAGTCGACAGGGAGTTCTGCTGTAAGGCCCTGCAATATAGGAGCGCCGCCTGTTCTTGTAATACCATCCCAATCAACCCAACCACCATTATATGTAGCCGTTGCGTTTAAGGTGGCCGTCGCACCGAGAGAAGCAAAGCCAACTTGTTCCCCATCTACAGTCATTGAATTGACAGCATGAGCGAAAGCGCGAGATATTCCAGTATCACCCGTAGGCAACTGGACACGGAACGCTTGAATCCTAGCATCATCCCCATCGGCTGATACTACGCCGGTGAAGTTCGCGTGGTAGCCATGAATTAGAGTAGCCCCGCCTGTGAGTGGGTCAAGGGCATTACCATTAAGATTTATACCATCCCATTCGTTTCCTGCTACTAGGGCCGCCGTGGGAGTTATATCGAGAACTTGCTGCGTCCCCGTGGCGGATGGATTGAGGTCTATCGCCGCCCCTGCGCCCGTCATGTCCAACTCGCCTGTCATTGAGACGTCGGTGGCCGTTGTAATCGAACCGGTCAACCCTATATCCGTAACGCCCTGAAATCGCACCCGCGCCAGTGAGATTATAGCCAGTCGAGGTGACTTCCCATGTGCCGTCGGCCGTGACCGATATATTGGCCGCTGCGGCTGCTGCGTCGGTTGACTCGATCGCCAGATCGCCATCAGCCCCCATCGTGAACTTCGTGTAATCCGTGCCGTTCGTGGACAGCCTTAGAGCTTCCGCCGCGCCCGACGTATTGCTTATTAGCCCCGCGTTCGAGATGGTCGTCACGCCCGAGAGTGCGCCTGCCGTAATTTGAGCCGCACCATCAGTGAGAACTACGGCGGTAAGCGTATCGGTGCCCTTGACATAGGTGAATCCCGCCTCTGCACCGAATGCTCCGCCATCGTTATAGATAACCTGAGTGTCCGCGCCGGGCGCTGATATAGACCCGGCAGGGATCGAACCGTCCTTAGTGAACTGGATGACGTTCGCCGCCGGATCTTTAAAGAACAGTTCCGTATCACCGCCGTCATCCTTGGAGTAGAGGATGTCACGGCTCGACATGGCTCCGGGGTCAGCAGACTGCTCGTAGAAATAGCGAGGCCCTGCGCTACTATATCTGGGCTGACTTATGGCATGGCCGCCAAGCACGAGAGTCGCCAGCGCGGCCAAAGCAATAGCTACCTTCGCTCGGTATCCCATCAACTCCCCCCATCTATGCGCAGACAGTGTGTCTCGTGGTACAACGTAAACGTACCACTTACCGCAACGGCACCTGACCTTTGCTGGTACACTCGATAGAAGGCCTTGCCATTGAGCGGCACCACTATGTCCACTGCCGCAGTCGCCAACATGCTAAACAGGATGGCATCATATAACTGCACCCCGCCGCCTACGTCAGTCCATGCGCTATCTCGATACAGCACCGCATCGTCGATAGTCCGAGGAAAGACAACCCAGAGGTTAAGACCATCCTCGGTGCCCTTGGTATAAGCAGCTTTTAGGATTAGGTTTTCAGCACCCTTGCTATGCTGGGCAGCTCCGACGGCTGCTACTGCGGCTGATACGTCATCGCTCGCACCAGTGTGAAGAGCTAAAGACGGTGTGATTCTCCCCCACATAAGACCCCCCTTTATTTGCTATTCTTCTTCCGTAGCACAAATCACTTCCGCCATTGTGAAGGAGGTCATGCTAGATAATTGCGACTACAAGGCCTCCTGTCCATTAACTTCCTCAAAAACGTATATTGCCTTTGCCTCTCTACTGCCATCTACGATGCTTCGATGATCGTGTTGCCGGCCGTTGCCGACCAGTTCTCGACATGGGAATTGTTGACGGTTCCGCCTGACATTGCCGGAGTATCCATCGCAACCTCGTTTTTGATGAAAATCGTCGAGGCCGATGTATCCCACGCCTTCGTGAAAGTTCCCGCAGCCAGAAGCGTTGCAATCGTCTCATGGAAAATGTTGCGCACCATCATATCATTCGTTCCGGCAAGTTTTACACCAGCCGTTACGACCGTCTGCCCGCCTGTGCAGATGGTGTTGCCCTTGATGAGATTTCTGCCACTCGAGCCCGACGTAAATCCGATGCAACCTGAAATCGTCTTGTTCGCGGCTGGCGCATAACCCGCCATGATGAAGTTGTCGACAATGGCCGAATGCCACACATGACCATCACCATAAATCTGATAGATAGCCGCTCCCGCCGTTGTTTTCCCACCGAGGAAATTGTTGTGGATGTAGTTATGCCAACGGGTTCCCGATAACGTGATGATCGGGCTATCCGCCATGCCCTTGAAGAAGAACCCTGCCACTTCGATGCAATCTGCCGTCGATGTGATGATGGGCTCTCCAGCCGTAGTCTGTTCGATCCTACAGGCATTTGCACCCATCCCGCCATCCATCGACAAACCAGCGGGGCAGATTAGATGCACACCCTTCTTCGTCATCGTGAGCGGTTCCGTGAGGTCGTAGTCACTCCCGTCGCCCCACACAACAACGTAGTCGTTCCTGCTCGCCACGGTAGCGTCGAGGGCCTTCTGGATCTCGGTGTGGAACATATTGGAGCCGTCGTTGCTGTATCTCTCTGCTCCATACCGCTGCACCACATCAGAATACACAACGGAGTTGGATGGTTGGCAAACATTGTAGACATTGCCAATTCCAAATCCAGCGTGCACTACATTACCAAAACTTATAACCCCATTCGGATATCTTGAGAGACCCATGACTACCTCCTTAGTTTTTCTTTCGATAAAAAGGGCGAGCGGTGCTCGTAACACCGACCGCCCATTTGGTTATCCTATTTTTCAATCAACCTATGCGCCGGCTGTTCCGCCGATATTTCTCCAGTCATGCCAGCCAGTGACGAAACGCTGACGGGTCTTCGTCTTCGTGCCGCCTGAATCGAAGTCCTTCCCGACCTCGAGCGAGAAAGACACGCGATCGTACCACATGATGTCCAGATCCGCGGTGTCACCGATGACCCAGTAGGCCGTATCGGAGCCGCCCTGGGCCGCCGAGAGGTACGGATTCCACATGAAGGTCAGGTCGTACATGTTGAAGGCGTTGATCGCCAGGTTCGCTTCGTCTGCCTTCCCTGGGCTGTCGATTATCCTTTTCGCCGTGAACTGGAGCTTCGGGGGGATAATCACAAGCCTCGGGGTATTCAGGACCGGGAGACCCTGCTCGTCGACCATCTCACTGAAGAGCTGGATGATGGCCTCCAGGCCGGCAACGCCGAAGGCTGTCGGGACCTCAAGCTCGTTTGAGCCCGTACCGCCATTGACCAGCGGATGATCGGTCGCCACCAGTTCCTTGCCGTCGGGCCCCACTGCGCTGGTGAAGGAGTCGTTATAGACCCCGGCACCGATGATCTGTCGCGTCTGGTAGTGACCTCGCGCCAGACCCCTGTGGAATTTATTCACGAGGTCCTGACGATCGTCCTCGTAAAGCTCTTCCGAACACTGGATGCCCAGCTTGTACGTCAAGGCCGTGTAGGTCTTGTTGTACCCCTGGAGGAGCTCTACGTAGGGAACGTCTGCACCCTCGGCAACCTGCTGCGCCGGGGGTATCTCGCCCATCGTGAGCTGCTGCTTGATTTCCTGATCCATGGTGTCCGTGTTGTACATCTTCTCGATCAGGTCGGGATGCTTCTCCCACTCTGCGTAGCTAATCTCCTCGAGAGCAGGCATGCGATCCTCGAAAAACAGCTTGTCGTAACTGGTTCTCATTTCGATAGGCATAACTTTCCTCCTTGAATGCCAAGCTTACTTTAGACGCCCGCCTTATCCTTGCCCAGGAAGGCAGCATTGATGAAGCAAAGGACGCGAACAAACTCACCGTATGCGTTTCGCGGGTCCTTGTATAACCCGACAACCTTAAACGGCAAGGTTGCTGTGTTGGCACCAGAGCTGGTGTCGATCTCTGCGATCGAACGTCCATTCACTGCATTGCCGATCACGACTTCGTAGTTCAAGTTGAGATTCGTGATTGCAGCAATCTCAGTTTCATCTCCCTGCGCCTCATAGAGGATGTTCGGATCCGCCCATATTGAAATTTTCCCACCGCTCGATGCGGCTTTCGGCTCGGCGGCGACACCATAGATCAGGGTATCTGTCGTCGAACAGCGATCGACAACACCGGCATTGGTTGCTATCACCGGATCACCGATGCCTATGATCGTATTCGCCGCGGCAAGATCCACTTCCATGATAGGAATCCTACCATTGAAGTTATTTACCGGAAGAAACCCATGCGGCCAGTCTTTGTTCGCCATAACATCCTCCTTGAAATTATTCTATGCTCTCTTCTCGAGCTCCAGGGACGAAGACACCTGGACATGCTCAGTACCAGGGCCCTCACGAAGCACTTTTTCGTTCTTTCTCTGGGTGGTCTTCAAGATTCTCTGCCTGCGGTACTGACGGGCCGCCTCACGCTCGTTGAACTTTTCCATCGGCAGGCGACAAAGGACCGTATCATGGAAATAAACATGCCCATCCTCAGTCCTCAGTCCGTCCGAGTACCCGATGGGCTTCTCGCCAGTTTCGTTGGTGTCGACGATGGCATAGTGCATGGGGACCCTGGCCCCATTGTCACATCTCATGAAAGCGTAGTGGAAGGCAGGGTCCTGGCCATCGATCTTCGTGGCGCTAACGCCATAGTTCATCTCCGGCCGCTGTAGCAACTCGGAGTTCTTAAACATCTTCGCTGAGTGATTTTCAATCATAAGTTACCCCCATTATGTGTTTTGTCTTCGGCGTGTCAACAAAAAAATACCAGTTGCCAAAGAAATTACGCCTTTTGCTTCTTTTTGAGCCGCGCTGCATACTTCTTGGGATCTAACTTGTGCTGTTTACAGATCATTTTCTGCTGCGCTGTGAGCTCAGACCCACCCTCGTCGATGTCCTCTTCGCCTGTGCCGCCGGCCGCAGCGTGCTTCTTCGCGGCGTCCTGTCTGGTTTTGTCGGCGTTCTTCGCCACCTTTGCCTCCTCTTCTAGGGCCACCTTCGCCCTTACGGCGCATGTATACACAGCATCCTCGGCTGCCTTTGAAGACTCCGGCAGCACATTGTAGATTTTCTCCGCCCTCTTCCAGAGATCAGAATCCTGGTTAGCCATGTCAGGGAAGTCTTCGTTGGCCTTTTTAGTCCACCCCGCCTCAGCCCTTACACGCTCATCCTTGGCGTCCTTCTCGGTGAGCTTCTGCTCTACGACCTCCCCAGCCTTCTTCTCGGCCCGTGCCTCAGCCTTCCTCCCCATGGCCTCGTACCGCTCACGCTCTGCATCGTCCTCGAACTCAGGGTCGGGCTCGGTGCCCGGCTTCTCGATCTTGGTCTCGAGATTGTCAACCTTATCACTCACTTGGTCGACTTTCTGCTCAACTTCCTTGACGATATTCTTGCCAAACACTGACAGCTTGCTGTCCAGCACCTCCCCAAAGTCCTGTTTTACTTCAACTTTCTTTGGTTCAAGACTTTCTCCACCTCCTGGCATATCATCCTCCGATCATTTTGTTGACAACCCGGCCGACAGCGGCCTTCTGTTTTACAAATTCCTTCTGATGCCCCTCACCTGTGTACTTCGACACCACGTAGCCGTTCTTGATCTTCTCGACGTTCACTTCCCTGGTGGGCTTCCACGCTGAATCCTCACCCACCACCTTCACCTTCTGGACATTCTTCGATACCTTCTTGGCCTTGGCCGCTTTCTTCGCCACGTCACACCTCCTGTCCGTCCAACGGGAGATCACTCTCCTTATTCAGATCATCCATTTCTTCCTCGTTTTCTGCATCGAGGTTGACCGGGAGCGGCTTCTCTTCCTCGCCGCCCTCGCCGCCCTCGCCGCCCTCGCCGTCGCCACTCTCGCCGCCCTCAAGTTCCTTCAGCAGCATGTCGAAGGCCTGGAACAATTTATCGATACCCTCGATCTGGCCTTTACGAAGAAGCATCCGCGTATTGAACGTACGGATCTCCACCATCCCCCCATCCGGGGACCGAATTTCCAGATCGCCGGGGTTCGCATCCTGCACCTCGACGAGGATCCCCTCCTTCACCTCTCGCGCAAGACGCAGCACCCCAGACTTCCAGGCCGGGTGCTCCTTAATCTCCTGCAATCTCGCCGCCAGCTCCAGGCGTTGGTGTTTGACCAATACCTCCATACGATCCTCCCTTTTCCTGCATCGGGGCCTGAGTACCCGCGTAGTTTGCCATCTGCTCGGAACGCTTCAGCATCTCATCCATCGCCTTATGCGCCTTGATAAGTTGTCTGTAGATTATCTGCCACGCCGGCGATACTTGCCCCTCAGCCATTGTCGTCTTGAATTTGTCGCTGGCGATGAACTCTTCTATCGCATCGATCTTGTCTTGGTGCCTGTCGTTGATTGCCACCCTGGGCATTTCGCCCTGCATGATCGAATCAAGCTCACCCTTTATCGACAGCGGTTGGTCGGCATCTTGCGGGCGAGTGATAAACATGTTCGGGTCTACCTCCCCACGCTTCTTGAGAACATTCAGGAGGATGTTGTACATATTCCCAGGGGACACAATGCCAGTCTCCATCGCTGGACGACTCATCAGGAGATTGACGTAGAGCATGGCATTCTCCACATCAAACTGTTTATTGACGTTCATTGCGTTGGCGGTTGGCTTGAAATTCATTACGCCGCCGAGATCGGCGCGTGATGTCTTCCCTGGGCCCGATATGCCGGATCCAAGCCGCGTCTTCACGCCCTCAGGCATCCTGACCTGGAGCATCGCATAGAGATCCACAAGCATCCTCGAATAAACTCCGGTGACACGTGTCAGGAGTTTCTCGTGGTTGATTCCGATTTGGCCAAGAAGTGTATTCATGCCAGACGTACTTCTCGCACCACCGACAGGGGACGGCATCTGCCCCATCATCAGCTCATTCACGAACGATGACTTCGCTGCATATTGAATCGCCTGGTGCTCCATCTGTGTAGGCCAGTTCTGCGTCTGCGGGCGATAGGGGAATGCCATGTCTGTTGACGGATCTGTTGCCGGCAACAATATCCCCGGCTTGAGCTTAATCACGTCAGTCGTTGCGCCTGCCATGGGCTTGTACAAACCAAACGGCATCGCATTCAAGATGCCGAAATCGAGAGCTATGTTGTGAAGGATATCCGCTTCCTTTTGAACCTGGTAGACTGTCTCTGGGAGCCCCCGCGAGTGGGTGCGGCCACGCCGCTTGTGGAAATCGATCTTGTAGAAGGGGAAATTTCCAGTAGGGTTGACGAGATCAACGTACGTGACCGAGAGGAGCTGTTTAGACTCAGGGTGGATCGTCGCCACCAATCTTTCCGTGATCCCCATTTTGCCACGCGGTGTCTCGTTATCATTGCCACTTTCGTGCCCCCCGTCCTTGGGGTCAAGCTCGCTCGGATAATCAAAATATGCTTCGATCACCTCATACCCTTTGGGCCCATGCCACTGAGTCTCCGTGCCTGCGTACTTATCCCGCTGGTCCTTTGTCTCAGTCCCCTTGTCGCCGAGAGCCCACCCATCTTCCGAACGGCTCAACACCAGCTCGGCCGCCTTTGGGTCGAACGTCCCCACGGCCACACGTTGCTTAATCCAATTCGCATCCTTGCGAAGCCTGTGGATGACTATTGAATATCGGTTGATATCTGTGGGAAAGATAGACCTGGCCGGGAAATAGATATCGTCAACGTCCACAGGCTCGAGAACGGGACCGTCAAACACCGTAAAGATACCTTCCTCCATCTTGTCCTGCGCGTACGCTTCGAGCTTCTGCTTGTCTTTGACGATCTTTCGGAGCTCGGCGAGATCCGCCTGCACATCAAGTCGCTTGGTGTACCTCTCGACAACATCCCATCTCAACTTCATGATCCCGAAACCCACGCTCACGAGATCGTCAACCCAGTCATCAGCAGCCTCACGGATACCAGCACCATAATTTGCGTACTTGTCGATCGTCCACTTCATGGTCTTCTCGACGGTTTCGACAAGGGCCTTGTCCGAGTCGCCCTCAGGCACCGCAGCAAACGGAGGATCCATCCCAAAGATCGCATGCAACAAATAACTGTGGATCGTCTGTCGCATCCACTCCGTGACCTGCACGCGAACCTTGGCAACGCTTTCGTACCCAAGATCCGATTTCGGCCTCAGGAAATTCTCATAGGTATCGAGGAACCGCTGCCTGCGCGATGTCCATCGCTGCTTCATCAGCTTCAGATTACTGAAACGATGAAGCACATATTTTACCATTTTTTCGGGGTCGGCTTTTACATCGGGACGTTTATCAAGAATCATCATCCCTCCGGTAGGAAATGATGCGTGGTCGATATTGGAATTTTGGATTCATCGTAACGATATACCCCAAAATATCCATCATGTCATCAAAATCTTTAACGATATTGCCCTTCAAGTCTTTGCGGTAATTCTCAAGTTCCGTGATCGTTCGCGTGCAATGCGCCATGACTTTGATCTTCCCCTCACGGAGCATGTGGGCTATCGCCATAACCCAATCCTCCTTGCGATTCACTTTCGGAGGCACCGTGCAATGAATACCCTTCTTCGCAAAGATCGTATAAGGCGAAATCTCCCTACCCCAGTCCAGTATCTTCCCCGGCGTGTCAAGCACCATATCCACCACGTTCTTTCTGACGCCGGTATCAGTCAGTCTCCGGGCGTTGATCTCGTCGCCCAGAGCATGGATGTCCATCTTCGAGTATATCTCATCGACAATCACGATATCGTTGTCCGGGGTTATGACGACCTGCATCCAGGCATGGGGCTTGGCAAGGTGAGGATCGACCCCTTCCCACATCGGCCACGCGATAGAATACTCGTAAGTATCGAGAACATCCTTGTCCCTGTCAAACCCTGGATATATGCGCCCCGTAAGGAACTTGGGCCGCCCATAGATACGAACCTCTTCGTCGATTTCCGAGAGCTCATCAGCAAATTCCTTGATCGATTCATCGGGTAGATACCCCCCCTTGGACTCAGCATTGGCCCATGTATTGAGGAGATAGACATCGGCCCCTGGGTCGCCGGAGAGTGCCGGGTTGATGAGGTCCGTGTACATCCAGGGCTCTGTAAGGGGTGTGAACGTCCACCACAGCGGACCCCTGGACTTTATCAGTCCGCGGCGGGTGGCGTCGTAGATGGCCCTTCTCAGCGGTTCGTCGAAGGCCGCCCAGTCGAGGGTAGCAGACTCGAAGACCGCATCCTTCTGCTGCGCCGACATGAAGTGGATGCGGGATCCGTTGACCCAGTCGATGCGCTGGACAACACCGGCCGAGAAATACTTGACGTCCTTGACACTGCCCTGGGGGATCCACTCGAGGAACTTCGGCCACAGGGTTTGCCCGATACCGTCCTCGAGGTTGGACCCGGTGACGATCCTCCCGACGTTCGGGACACGTACCTTCCGGTGCGGGTGAGTGCCCAGGGAATGCCAGATACACTCGATTATGTTGGCTGTCGTTTTGCCTGACTGGTTGCCCCCGGAAAGATAGCGATTGCGCTTCTGGCCCCTATGGAATTGGGTCTGGGCACCCCTCAGAGATTTGTAATTCTTGATCCGCTGCTGTAAGGAGGTCCTCTCCTTCGTGACGATCAGTCGTACGAGCTCTCTTTTTTGCTCGATGCTTAGTTTTCTTGCTCGCCTCGTCCTCGATGTAGCTGCCGATACGGGCATCTAATTCCTCCTCGGTCATGTCAGAAAAATCGTCATCCTTCTGTTTCGGCGGCCGCGCCCCTCCCATGTGGGCAAGCTCCGTGGCCGCATGACGTCGAACCTGCTCAGACCTGGCGGTTGTGGCAAGCCTTGTGAGCTCGAGCACCATCAGCGATGACAACTTCTTGGCTGCCTGTTTTGGATTTTCGATATCCCCAGGATTCACTTTCGACTCAACGAGTGCCTTGAATACGTCAATCCACTCATCTGGATCGAATTCGAGCGCCTCCAACTGTTCGATAAACGGCCCCCACCTCTTATCGATTGGCATCCACCATCTCCTTGTCCACCGCTTCACACATGCGCGCAGCCTTCTCCGCTGTTTCACGTGAAACACTGTAGGTCGTCTCTATACACGAGATCGCGGCGTCAGTCATCTTGAACGGAAACGGCCAGACCTTCTTCCTACCCACGACCTTGGCCCCGAGGACCTCCTGCGCCATGGCCACCGCCTGCCTTATGCGGCACGGGACATGCACAGACTTCTCGTAGCCCTTCCTGGTGTGCATCTTCGGGATGAAAACTTCGTCGCTCAAAATAAGGCCCCCATATCCCGTTGCGGGGATTCGGGCTCGCCCTTGTCCCGCCAACTGTGCCATTTATTCGCCGCACGTTCCCAGTTCGCAAGCATCACGCCGGTAGCCCCGCCGCGCTGTTTGGCAATTAGCACCTCCACGACCCCAGGCGCGTGGCTCGTCTTGCCCTCCTGGTCCGCGTAGTAGTCCTCGCGGTAGAGAAACGTCACGGTGTCTGCGTCCTGCTCGATGGCACCGCTCTCGCGGAGGTTTGCGAGCGTGGGCCGCTTGTTCGATCGGCCCTCCAGCTCCCTGTTGAGCTGAGATAGCGCCAGCACAGGTGCGTCGATCTTCTTCGACAGCTCCTTGAGGCAGGAAGAGACGTAGGCGACCTCCCTTTCGCGGTTCTGGTGCTTGGTCGAGGTCCTCACAAGCTGCATGTAGTCGACCACCACGAGGTCAATGCCGTACTGACCGCGCATTATCTGCGCCCTGGTCATGATCTCCTCGATTGTCATGCCCGCCTTGTCGTTTATCCAGATCGGGAGGTTCTGTATGTCGACCCCCATGCCCAACATGCGCCTGACGAGCTCCGATGTGGTCATTTCCAGGGTGAATATCATCACCGGGTGGCCGCGGGCGGCCATAATCGAGAGCCACACCGCCAAACTGCTCTTGCCCATGCTCGGCCTGGCTGCCAAAACGTGCAATCCGCCCCTGGTCAGCGCCAATTTCGCGTCAAACCGGGACTCCCCGACTGAAATCTTCTGATTTCCGGGGTTTTCGTTCAACATTCTGATGGCTTCGGACAGTTTTACGCATACAGTCTCGTCTTCCGAGCGTATTTTGAGCAACCCAGCCTCGGCCTTGGCGAGAATCTCCTCCTCGCCGCCCTCGATCATGAGCTCGAGCTGCTTATTCCAACGCATTACCTGGAGAAATTGGAACATCTCGATCAACTTCTCGGCGTAGCCCTTCGCACGCGAGCCTGACACTGCGTTGTTTGGCAGGTCTGAGACGATCTTTGCCCCAGGCCACCACTCCTCTTTCCCGAACTCCATGTACAGATCAGCCGGCTGGATGCCCTTGCCGTCCACGAGGTTCTTGAGCATCCCCAGGTAGAGGTATTGCCACCCCCCATAGAGCGCCTCTGGGGGCACCCGTCGCTTCAGGAGAGCCTCTTTGTCCATCATGAGGCACCCCAGGTAAATCTTGGAAGCCGCCTCGTGCTGCTGTGGACTGTATTTCATCAAATTCTCCAGGGTTCCGCGGCCTTTGTGTCGCCGAAGACCTTCGCTGCGATCGCGTTAAAATTGCTCCTAAACAGCCTGATACTCCACCCAGACTCCACGATCGGCTTTGAGTCAGACTCGAAATACTTGGCGATCAGCTTCTCCAGCTTGGCCATATCCCTGTCCAACTGGGCGCTCACGAAGGACAGGCTGCCAATGTCCTCCTTGACGTTGGTCAGGATATACGCCCGGCCGAAACGCTTCTGGTACATCTCCCGGTAGAGCTTCACGTAGGCCGGGAACCCACCGCCGGTCTGCTTCTTCTTCACCGGCGTCGCCGGCACCGGCCGGCCGCCGATAGCAGGACAAAAATCTGGGTCGTCACTGGCCTGTACAGGTGGACTCTTTCCCGGAGGATCTTCCCCCGTGGCGTGTTCCGTTTTCGGAACACGTCCGGATGGTTTTTTATCTCTATCTCTATCTCTATCTCTATCTCTATGGGCTGACCGCGGCTGACCGCGGCTGACATCGTCCTTGACATTAGTTGACATTTTATCTCGGTCTCGCTGTTCTTTCTTCTTGATTCTATTGTAGATTTTACGATCTTCCTCGTTTCGCATACCACGGTATGACAAATGGTTGACAACAAAGTATTGAAACTGACCCTCCTTGACCAGTCTTCGGCCTTCATACTCAGTCGACCTCGAGTCTGGGTCAGGGACCATGAGATAATTTATCGCCGACTGGATTTCTTCGGCAGTCCCTCCGAGGATTGACGTGAGCATTTTCGGGTTCAATTCGATCCTGGCCGATGACTTCGTATTTGCAATCACATATCCCCAGACTGCAAAAACGTGAAGCCCTGCACCAAACATTGAACCAGTATAGGTACTTGCAAGATGTTTTCCGTACATAATTTCTCCTATTTTACAAAACTACGTTTACAATATCTGCATTGGATCTCGTCTGGTAAATGGTTCTCAGGGGGCTTGAACGATGGAGGATCAAAGACATAAGCCATGCCCATTAAAGCAATAATTACGCCACCCTTCAACGGTGCGCTCTGGATTTCTGCCTCACAACCACAGGGGCAGTCCAATGGGATCCAAATCTTTTCGGCTGGCTCGTCGGTCCATTTTAAAATCTTCCAGGTTCTCCTGCTCATAATCTTCTCCCTGCATTAAATGTCAAGAAGCGTCAACCAGTATATGCCCTACCACTCCGTGTCGACTTGGCTGTCGACAGGTGTTGACAAGTGTTGACAAATGTTGACATCGTCTTTGACATTAGTTGACTCGATTGTTGACAACTTGTCGACACTGCCTACCTCCTGGTTTTTTCATCCTTGTCGTCTGTTGATATATGAGCTTGACTTTTTAATCTTCTCTGACATTCTAAGCAGTCGTGTCCGTGTGTTGCCTGCCTGTAGATATTTCTTGAACCAGTCCCCGAGTTTGCGCAAGTAGAGCATGTCGGATGTGTTATTGTTGCCGTGCCTCATCGTGTCCCAGAGGGCAAACTCGGCCTCTTCCCCGAGCAGTTCTTTCAGTCTGCTGTCTCTGCCCATCACCCCTCCAATTTTCCTGCGTCGCGTAGGGCTATACGAAGATTTGATACTGGAATGCCAGCATAACCCTTTGGCAAGAATTGATTTAAATCAACCGCCGCATCTGCTACCCTCTCGAGTTTTATTTTCTCTCGTGTTAGCTCAAAAAGTCTTCTGCCTTTTTGCTCTAGCTTCTCATTCGCCTCATCGAGCTTGGCGAGGAGATAACGTGCTCGTTCAACCCATCTCAAAGTTGATGGACTACCATCCCCTGGCTCCTCGCTATCAAATGCTTCCCGTATCTCCTCTAGCCTATCGTCTTTCATCGGTCCCCCTTATTGCTGCTGCTACCCAATGTCTTCAACGATGTCCTCAAGTATGTTCGGCATCGGGCCTTCAAGCCCTCGGCTATCCTTGTACCGATACTTGCTTATGATTTCCTTTATTCGATCTCTCTCTGAGGCTTTTATAGATTCCAATGCACCACTATCCATTTCAAATCTATTGTGGCATATCGTGCATGTTATTATTTCCTTTGCCATTTACCCCTCCGTTTTCAGCGTACGAATACGTTTCGCAATATCTCGTGCGTAGGAATTGTCCCCTCTTTCTGCCCTCCTCGCCGCATCTTCGAGGGCTTCGTTGCGCTCCTCCCCGACATAGGAGTTCGTCCCGTCCCTTTTCCCGAAGTCGTCGGCGGTATGGACTGACACCTTTTGGCCACAAGTTTCGCAGTTGTGTATTTTCTTAACCATCCTCTACCTCCTATGCTCTCCCCCCACCTTTTGCTGTGAAATCCAGCTCCTCGGATAGAATTTTATATCCTTGTCCCACTCGACGCCCCGTTCATCGGCAAGGCGCGTGAAACATTGCAAACAGATGATAGAATTTTGCCAATACTTTTGAACTGCAAATTCCCAAACTTCATTAGAAACATCAAAATCGACTCGACTTACTTCGTGACAAAGGGCGCATATTTGGCGATGTGGTTTTCTCTTTAACCAGTGTTCATATTCGGCTTGCGCTTCCTTCGTTAGCTCACTCATCACCCCATCCCTTTTTTTGCCCACGGCGATTATCATTCTGCTAACTCCATCAATTCGCATATCAGGCATATTAAAGTGTGTCTCATCTGCCGCACCATAAGCCGTCCCGATCTTATCGAACAGATCGGGGTATTCACTTCTAAGGAATGATTGCCCTTCACAGGGCACGCATCCCTCCGGCACGTCCGCGCCACTAGAAATATCTGAGAGTACGCCAACTTGCTTACTCATCTTTGCCTCCGGCTATCCTGCGGCCATCGAAGTGCTTAATAAAATCATCCCAAAATGCACAGCCAACTACACGACGGGCACAATCCCATCCACGAATCTCCTCCGCCGTCACGTCCTTGTCTTTCGGCTCTATCTTGCGGGCGTATTGCCACCTTCTACGCTCACAGATATAAGGGTTTGCGTTCAAATTGTCGTATGCGGAAAACTTGTCTTTCATCCAATCGTCGTTAAAGCCTGTGTTGCTCACCTCAATCATTTCCCCTACATTGAACTCCGGGGCGAGGGAGTAAATTTCCCCAGGTTGAATACAAAGCGCTACCCTCTGCCCCCCGCCACCATTAAAAATAAGTTTAGGACACCATGCGTCCT